TGAGTGTAATTTCAACATGTCTGGTGAAACGGTTATTCATACAGAGGACATAGAGAAGATTTCTAAAACTATTTGCGACCCAAACCACAAGGCAGGGTTTGACAGAAATTATTATATTTGGGAAGACTTCGACCCAACACAATCTTACTTGCTTGTAGCAGACGTTGCCCGAGGTGACGGTAAGGACTACTCAGCATTTCAGGTTATAAATGTAACCCAGATGACACAGGCAGCAGAGTATCAAGGAAAGGTAGATTTAGATACTTACGCTATGTTTCTCGCTGACGTAGGAAAGACTTATGGAGGCTGTCTGCTTGTGGTGGAAAATAATAATGTTGGTTATGCAGTGCTCACTAAATTAGAAGAGGCAGGGTACCCAAACATCTACTACTCTGTAAAGGCAACACACGAGTTTGTGGATTCTTCAGCAGCACGTTCCAATAGCAGGGCAATACTTGGCTTCACTACATCAATGAAAACAAGACCTCTTATTATCGCTAAGTTAGAAGAATTTATAAGAAATGACCTAATTACTATCACATCAAATCGTCTTTACAATGAATTAAAGACTTTTGTGTGGAACAACGGAAAGCCTGAAGCAATGCGAGGTTATAATGACGACCTTGTAATGTCAATGGCAATTGCTTGTTGGGTAAGAGATACAGCTTTGGTTTCAAACCAGAGAGATGCGGAGTACAAGAAGGCACTGTTGAATGCGATGTCTACTTCTAAAACTCAACTTAACACAGCAGTCCCTGGTATGGTAAACTATGGTAAGCCTGACGGCGTTCGACAGATGAAAGAAATAATGACCAACTTCCCTGGTCTTTTTAAGGGGTAAAATAGATGGCAGACAACCAAAACACAAAGAACGAAGAATCGGTTCTTTTTAAAAGACTTACAAGACTGTTTTCAGGTCCAATTGTAAACAGGCGACAACAAAATAGAAGAAGATACAAAAGACAAGCATTAGACAATTATGCTACTCGTTTCACTTCCGCATCAGGAAAGCAGTTCCAGAAGAGCCAATACAATCCATTTGAAATTATGACAAGTGATGCTATGTCTAATAGGATTAGGCACGAGCGTTATGTAGATTTTGACCAGATGGAGTTTGAGCCAATTATTGCTTCCTCTCTGGATATATACGCCGATGAAATGACTTATCACAATGAACTCAATAAGATGTTGAACATTGAGTGTCCTAATCAAGAGATTAAGTCAACCCTTCAGTCTTTGTATTACAATGTTTTAAATGTTGAGTTCAACCTTTATGGTTGGTGCCGTACAATGTGTAAGTACGGTGACTACTTTCTTTATGTTGATATTGATGACAAGTTGGGGGTAAAATCATTCATTCCTTTACCTCCAACTGAGGTTGAGAGGATGGAGGGAGAAGACCCAACTAATCCCAACTACATCCAGTATCAGTGGAACTCGGCAGGTCTTACTTTTGAGAACTGGCAAGTTGCTCACTTCCGTATTCTTGGGAACGACAAATATGCTCCTTATGGAACATCTATTTTAGAACCAGCACGACGCATTTGGCGACAGCTTCACTTGCTTGAAGATGCTATGATGTCTTACAGAATTACTCGTTCGCCAGAGCGAAGAGTATTTTATGTTGACGTAGGTAACATCGCTCCGCAGGACGTTGAGCAGTACATGCAGAAGGTTGTCACGACAATGAAGAAAAATCAAATTGTTGATGCCAACACGGGCAGAGTTGATTTACGTTACAATCCTCTTTCTATTGATGAAGACTATTTCATCCCCGTCCGAGGTGGAGAGAATACTAGAATTGAGTCTCTCCCAGGAGGTGCCTTCACTGGCGACATCGACGATGTAAAGTACTTAAGAGATAAACTCTTTTCAGCACTTAAAGTTCCTCAGTCTTACCTTTCACGAGGTGAAGGAGCAGATGAAGATAAGGCAACACTCGCACAAAAAGATATTCGTTTTGCTAGAACTATTCAAAGACTTCAGCGGTCTGTTATCGCAGAGCTAGAAAAAGTAGGTATCATTCACCTTTACACTCTTGGGTATCGAGGGCAAGATTTAACTAAGTTTAAATTAAAGCTAAACAATCCTTCGCAAATTGCCTCAATGCAGGAGCTTGAGCACATGAAGACTAAGTTTGAAGTAGCCGATTCCGCAACAGAAGGTTACTTTTCCAAGGCTTGGGTCTACAGAAACATCTTTAGGTTAACTGAAGAGGACGTTCTTAGAATCGAGAGAGAGATGTTTCACGATTCGAAGCTCAATGCTGCTATTGAAGCAGCAGGCGAACCAACCGAGGGCGGCGAAGGCGGCGGCGGTGATTTTGGTGGCGACGACCTCGGCGGCGACGACGACCTTGGTGGCGACGACCTTGGAGGAGATGAAGGTGGCGACGAGCCAGATTCAGCATTACTCGCAGCCCCAGGTAAGAGAGACGGATATTTAACTCCAGGCGCAAAGGGCAAGGTCTACTATCCTCAGAAAGTAGACTCCAGACCATCGGGCGCTCGAACACGCTCTACGAAATCCAAGTGGTCTGACGAGACAGCATCTAATACGGTAAGAAACACGATGCCTGGATTGTCTGACTTGAAGACACTTTCTCGTGGCATTTACGAGGGTGATGAAACTACTTACATTGACGAGCAAGAAAAATTGCTTCTCGAAGTCAATCAGGAGCTTACTGATTGGGAAGTCACAACCTTGGTTAAGGGACTTGAGAAGAAAGAAAATAAGCAATTAAAGGAACAAAAAAGCAATGAAGTTTAAACATAATAAGAAAAGAAATACGGCTTTCTTATTCGAGGCACTTATCAAAGAGATGGCAAAGTCTGTTGTCGAGAATAAGCAAGAAAGACAAGTAAAGATTGCCAGGATTATTAAGAGACATTTCCAGAAAAGAGGAATTCTTTATAAAGATTTACAAACCTATAAAACTCTTATCAATTTAAGAGAGGCTGAAGAGACTTTTGCAAAAAGAATATTAGCAGAAGTTCGAAGAGACAGAGATAGACTTGATAGAGGAAAGGTTTTCGTAGAGCAGTCAAAATTAATTAAAAAAATTAATGTAGAGTTGGGTCAGGAGATTTATTCTAATTTTGTTCCCAATTACAAGACTATGGCAACGATAGCTCAGTTATTTTCTGACAGTGTTTCTAGCGAGGAAAAAATCCTTCTTGAAGATAAGATTGTAGAGGAAATGACAAAGGCAGAATTAAAGACAGAGAAAGAGATAATGGAACATATTGATTCTATTGCCTATAAAACTTTTACTAGCAAGTTTAATAAGACTTATGCGGGCAGACTTCACGAAGAACAACAAAAGGTGGTTTCTAGGTACATCTTCTCTGTATCAGATAACGGTGTGTCTCTAAAAACATACCTCAATGAAGAAATAGAAAGACTTCGAGACAGAGTTGCCTCCTCGCTAGAATTAGAAGAAGTTCAGGCAGATGAGTCTATGGTAGAGAAGACAAATCAGGTTTTGAATTTTCTAGAAGGCTTGAAGGATAATAAGCTAACAGAGTCAGATATAAAGAAGATTATGCAGATTCAAGAGCTTGTAAGAGAGGTAGAATCAAATGAATGAGGATATCAAGGTACAGGTTGGTGATTCGGCAAAGAAGAATTTAGTTTTTAATCCAAAGATGGAAATGATTCTTCGTAAAACCCTTGAAGGCGATTACGCAATCTACGACCATTTTGACCTAGACATTGTTGTTCAGCCAGAGAAAAAGCAAATATTGACTTTTCCAAAGAACGAAATGTCTGACGACGTATACGCTGCTCAAGATAGACTGTTTGACTTTCTTAGAAAGAAAGGTACTATCCTAAGCGATTCCGTTCAGTCAGGTTTTGTTTACGGTTCCATGCAAGGAGCGTATCCAGAGTCAAAAATCGGAGCAGATGCGACAGAGGTTGTAATCTATACTATTGGAAAGTTCTTAGAAGAAGAGAAGCCATATTACGCACATGATGATGCTCTTGAGGATGTTATCACCATGTCCGAAACTCAACCAGAAGACCCAGATAGAACTGAGCTTGGCGAGGTGCCTCATGAAAAAGAAAAGGGCACAATATCCAAATTTCCTGCTATGCAGTCATACTACAGGGTTTACTAAGAAAGGCGAACTTTGTTAGACTTAATATATTTTATTCTTGCGTCTTATGGTCTCACCCAGATATTAGTTTACGGCTCG